AATGGAACTTGGATCTATTGAAGATGGCAAAGAAAGACCAACAGCATTAGTGATGGTCAGTGAATTGTTAGCAGATAGTCAAATAGTTATGGATCATTATGAAGAATGCCACGATATGGCAGTTGAGGAAAAGTGTTATGGATTAATCAACTTCATAGAAGGTCAAATGGATATGCTTGGTAAGATTATGTGGAAATTACGTAGCACCACAGAATAAAATCACCACCATTTACAGTCGTGATAAATAGTATTTGTAAAGAGTTGAAACCTGTATTGCATACAAGTTATTCCGTTCTATTAAAACTACGCCATAGTTTTATCCTTTAATCAACTCTTTACGTTCTGTTTAGAAAAATAAGAAGTTCGTTTCCCAATGCTGAAAAGCATTTAAGCCCCTGGAGTTTTTAGTCATTCTCTGGGGGCTTTTCTTTTATCTTAATAATTGTACTAACATATGTAGTTTTTGGAATTCTTCACGTATCATCTTATTTTCATTTGAGACATACATTAGGTCAATGTAGTTTGCCCAATTTAATAGAAATCGTTCATACTCATCTAATGGCATTTTGATACAGACTTCTTCTGTTTCTTTATATGCGATTGACTGATTAGGATCGATAGGTATATCAAAGGGGTCAAGTTTGCGTATTGTCTCGCCAGTGAGTTCCACTTTACTATGATAGATAGTTGAGAATTTTTTGAAGCTCTCAAACATTTGTCTTTGGAGTTCATGTTCTTGATTACTTGTTGCCATATTGTATTTATTCTAATTCATATTTTAAACGCATCCAAACTAACTTCTTGTTTAGTTTTACATCATCGGATAATATCTCAATAATATTGACTATTTGGTCAGTTGTGATATCATCTACATAAGTCATATCCCAAAAACATTCTGTGACGATATTCATATCTTCTATGTTATCGCCACCAACTTCTAAATGAAAGTCGGCAAAGTTATCCTTAAGGTGTTTGAGTGCCCTATCCCATTCTTTCTTTTCATAATAGTTGTAGAGTTGCCACATTTTATTAAGTGGTGTCCAGCAATAAATGTAGCGACCATTAGATAGTTTGATTGTGTGATGGCCTTTACCGGGCATCACCTCAAGATTACATCTTTTGGCGGCTTCACAAAAGTTATCAAAGAGTTGGAAGTTGAGTTTCATTTTATTCTACCTTGTAAATAATCTTACCATTTGTATCTTTAACGTGATACACCTTCTTCCCACGATTAGCAAAACAGAAATCGGCTAACTTATAACCTTCTGGTTTACCTTTGTATTGGCAAGGATCACGACTATCATAATGATTAGCTACTGCCTCAAATGCACTATTGCCAGGACCGAATCCTAGAATGCAATGGCTCTTACATTGACTTGCACAACCTGTAAGGAATAGGACACTTGATAACAATAGTGATTTCATTCTGTTGTCTCCAAATAAGTTTCTTCGTCAATATATGCTTCCGCTACCCAATGAACATGGGTAAAGTCAATACCCTGCTTGTCTGCCTGTTTTCTAAATGCTTCCAATAACAGGTCATACAAGTCATCATCAATATCAGAAATATCTAATTTAAGTGTAGTCATTCTGTTGTCTCCTCAACAAAAGCGCAAAAACTTTCGTATGCTTCAAAAGATGAATCAAAGCCAAGTTCAGTAGCAAAATCTACCCAATCACGGTATTTGAATTCTGTTTCTATTAATGGTTGAAACACTTCTAATAGTTGTTCGTTAGTCATTTATAACTCCTAGTTATGTATCAGTGATTAGCGACTGCTTCTCTAACTGATGTAATCATTGTAGCAGAAACACGATTTATTGTCAAATATCGGGCTGTTGCTAAAAAACAACACTTTTTGACATTTATTTAGTGCTTGTTTTGCTACAATAAATACATTATAAAGCTTATTTGATATAAAGTCAATGAAAATATTAGAGTTTCCTCTCTAATTTTAAACGACTTTTGTAAGTTTCGTGTAAGGAATCTGTGTTACAGTCTGAGAACGTTACATTTTAGTAGCGTATTTTTATCAACATTAGGAGCATTTTATGTCAGAACCGTACTTTTACAACGCTGTCTATAGACAAGCAGAAGTAGAACTTTTCAAACTTTGGGACAACTATGAACAACTCATTATCAAAAATGGGCGTGAATGGGTCAATCAACGTGAGAAAGAAATCATTAGTGGCACATATATGTATACGCATATAGACCAAAAACGAACTGATTACTTAACTGGTGTCAATCGTTCATTCGCAGATTTGTCTGTATCAACTGGAGAACATTATTATGGATAAGAAAGTAGAAGCTATTATTGTAGCAACAGATACTAAGGGTCGTAACAGAGCACGTTTTTGTGAAAGCTTTAAACGTAGATATAGTTTATTGACGAAGCAAGGCTTTAACATTCACGAAGCAATATTGTTGCCACAAAAAATGGATAAGCAAGAAAGCATTGATTATGTGTTAGCTAATCCAACTGTATTGAATAATCAAAGTAACTTAAATGTGTTTAAAAAATCAACTAAGACAAAGATTAGTGTTGAAAGTATTCGCAATCGTGCAAGAAAACAACTGACAAGCGATGAGATTATCTCTATTGTAGAAAGTGTAGTGAATGCGTAAACTATTCATTGTGCCTATTGAACCACTTGATAATCGTTATACGAAGCAGTGGTATGATTTTATTCCTAAGCAACTTAGTCAAGAGTTTATAGATTATGAAATCATCAACATCGATGGCAATAGCAGTGGATACGATAAGCCCCAGCCCGGGGCTTTTTTCGACTTCAGTGCTACGTGTCTTTACAAAGCAAGTCAAGCACAAAAGATTAGTCAGTTGTTCATTGACAAAGTAGTTAATGAAGATGATATCTTTTTCTTTACTGATGCTTGGAATCAAACTGTGCATACAGTTAGATATATCAGCGAACTAAACAAAATACCTGTAAAGTGTGTTGGCATTTGGCACGCTGGTTATTATGACCCAACTGATATTCTTGGTTTTACTATAGAGAATAACGAATGGATCAGTCATTTGGAACAGTCAATGTATTATGCTTACGATCAAAACTATTTTGGCACAAGTCAGCATTTGGACAAGTTCAGAAAAGAATACAATGTTGATAGAAGTAAAGCATTCTTATGTGGGTATCCACTTGACTATCTATTCGACCTTGAGAAGCCAACGTTCGAAGAAAAGGAAAACATCATTGTGTTTCCACATAGACTGAACGAAGATAAAGCACCACACGTGTTTGATTGGTTGCAAGAGTATGTACAGAACAAACGACCAGATATCAGGTTCGTCAAAACGCAAGAAATGAATCTTACAAAAGAGGAATACTATTGCTTTCTCAGAAGATGTAAGATTGTATTCTCAGCAAATAAGCACGAAAACTTGGGCATATCTACATTCGAGGCGCATATGTTAGGCAGTGTTGTATGTGTTCCGGACAAGCTAAGTTACAAAGAAATGTATCCATATGAGATGCGTTATCCAATGACTGACAGTATGTATTTGGAACATAACAAAAGTGATTGGGAATGGATCGGAGATCGGTTCATTGTTATGATTGACAAGTATGACCAATATACAATGCGTGATATGTTTGCGTCAAGTAAACGGATTTACGATAGATATTTCAGCAGTAAAGAAATGTTTCGGTTTGTAAGGTTGTTGTAAGGTTCGTTTGCTACAATATAAAAATGACTATACTAACAAACATAGAAACAAAACTGTTAGACGAATATATTATTCGTCATAACTATACCACATTTGATGAAGCACATTTTCATCACATACTTGCAAATACGTTGCCTTCGTGGCGTAGCGAATGTATCGCAAGTTCAAGAATATATGAGTTTGGTACAACTGAAGCGTATCAAGATTATATAAAAAGTTTGTATATCAACAATGATGTATAAATACATTGTAGCTTTTGACAGAGTTACATTCACTCCTAATGTCAAATCGGGGAAAGTGGTTAGCGTCACTTTCCCCACTCTTACGCTAAAGAGTTTTGACAAACGGACAACATTAGGAAAAATAATATGAACAGAAAAGATTTATCAATCAATAACGTTATGAGCCTTCATTATGAACTGATGCGAGCTACTGACAAATACGAAATGTACCTGAACTCAGGTGACTTCAAAATGAGTGACTTATGGTACAGACAAATGGAGCTTATTACTGAAGATATGAAAGCTATGGACAATGACGGATTATGAACTAAACTTGATGACTGATTGGCGTTATACTAATGTCACAAACGGCGACAAGAAACCATATCCCAACAACTGGCAAAACACACCATTACAACTTAATCAAGTACTGTCTAATAACATTGGACTGCAACTTGGTCAACATAGTAATGGCACTTGTGCTATTGATTTCGACGGCCCAGAAGCGATTGATTTCTGGACAACAACATTTCCACAACATAATATCGATGAACTCAATACGATTATGTGGACTAGTGGCAAAGAATATCGTTGTCAGGCGGCATTCAGTGTACCTAGTGAGTATTGGCCTGTGCTTAAACGCAAAGTTACACATAGCTTAGAGTTTCGTTGGGGCGGACAAAGTGTGATGCCACCAAGCAAGCTGAATGATGGTCGTCAATATTTCTGGATCAACAGTCCAAGCACTACACAACTTAGAGAACTACCTGACGATATACTAACATATTGGTTACAGTTATTACTCAATGATATGCCATTGATTGATTACACGCCAATAGAACGCCCTAAACTGAATGACGATGCAATCGTTCAGTTGGCTGACGAACTTAAGAAACACTATCCACAGTTAGATTATGATACTTGGATACGTGTAACTTGGGCATTCTGCAATGAGCTTGGTACTAGTGACGGTGTTGCTATTATGAAGTATCATTATCCAGAAAGTAAGAGTGGTGAATATAGAAAGTTTTACAACAAATCAAACGTTGGTAAAAAGATTACTATAGGCACAGTTATCAAAATGATAAAAGATCGTGGCGGTTTTACTAAGGTGCCTAAACAGACATACTTAGAAACAAAACTCGCTGAAATACAAAATAAGTTAAGGAAACTAAAATGAACCAAATACAAAAAATTGAAAAAGCAAAAGAAGATTACTTTCAGGAAATCTATGACGATGTAGAGTGGGCGTATGGAATGGCTGAATGTCTTATTGAAGATAGAAAAATACATATTAGTTGGGCTGAACGTATTGAGTTAGCAAAGATGATGTTATCACAAATGAATGTCTATGCTGACGCAATGACTGAGGATGACGATGGCTCAAACTAAAAAGTCGCTTGAAAACAAGCAAAAGATGTATGAAGATGCTATCAACAAAATGAATGTTGAAGAAGCAGGATTACAATCATTAATCAACAATGTAGACATTGACGATAAGTTAAGACACGATTATGTTATTCAACTAAACAAGCTTAAAGCTGGATTAGAAGAACAGAAGAATGAACTACAGAAAACTACATTAGAACTTGAAGAAAAGTTTCTAACAAACAAAATCAAAAGTCAACAGAATGTAAGTCAAGCGTTGAACGAATTCAACGCATACTTTATAAGCTCAGAGAGTCAGTGGTATTGTATATACAGCGAACAAGAACGTAGGCATCAACCTAAAGTTAACATTGTAAGCACTACTACAATGAAAGATATGGTGTTTGGTGCAACAAACTGGTTCGCTGATACTGACAGAGATTTGAAACAGATTGCACTAGACAATAACAGATACTTTCGTGATGTAGAACGTAGCTTTTTACCACAAAGTAAGAATACGCTCAATCAAATGAATGAGTTGCGTAAGTATTGGTTAAAACCACTTGAGTGTGAAAGTTATCACGAAGCATTCGATATGCTATTTAGTAACTTAGTTGGTCACGATATTACATACAAAGAACAGATTGAACGTTACATTGCTTATAGTTATGTAAAGCCATACGATATCTTTGCGCCTAACATTGACAGTAGTGCTAAAGGTGGCGCAGGTCGTGACACAGTATTCAGAATACTAGAAATAATCTTTACAGAAGAATGTTGTGGCGAAGCTAAGAAAGAAACAGTTCAAGGTACACATAATGGTGAGTTATGGGGCAGAGTCTGGGTCAAGATTAGTGAGTCAAACAATCGTGCTATGGACATTAATGAGCTTAAAAACTTGACAGGTGGTCATAACTTTAGATTAAGACGAATGGGCGAGAATGCTGTGCAAGCACCACGAACGTTTAGATTCTTTATGATGAGTAACAACTATGAAGGAACTGCTAGATTGACTGGTGGTGGAAGTACTGCTGAAGATAGACGTTGGGAACCCATTTTCAGCACTACTAGTTTGTTAGACACTATTGCTGTGTTAAAAGGCTTTGATTTAGGCAGTCGTGAAGCTAGCGAGTTACTAAATGATTGGCAGAACAATGTCTATCAGAACGAGGAAGAAATCGCTAAGTGGTTGTATTGTATTATCAAAAAATATGATCCAGAAAACATTCAAAAACTAAGACCAGTTCACGGACAGTATTATGAGCAAATGGTAGAACGTCAAAAGAATAGTTTCAGCGTGTTTATGGAAAAAATAGTAGAACTAAGTAAAGTTTCTAACTGCTATGATATTGACAAAATCTACAAGATTTTTAAGATTGTAAGCAATACACCACTCAGTAAGAATAGTTTTGCTAAGAAAATGTGCGAATGGTTATTACAAACACAAAGTACTGAGTATGAGATTAAAGTTAAGAATATTTACACTGATGAAATAGATAGACTTAAACGACAGAAAAGACAGGTTGTATGTCCGAAAGACTTTGTGCAAACAGGTCGCCCATATGATGAAGAAGTCGATAACAGATTAGTATTTGATATATTTGATTTTATTGAAGAAAGTGATGAAAGAGGCGAGAGTATTGTTGACGAAAAGAACAAAGAATTGGGCGAGAAGCCACACGTCAACAACATTAAACAAGAGTTATTTTAAATGAGTATTTTAAGTGAGAAAATCGAGGTCAGCGTTTTTACAGCGAGCAGGTGGTGGGCACCTGCTCCGTATAAAGAAAGTTTTGACGATCTTCTCACTTAGATTCCTATTTGGAAAACAAACAAAAAAATTCAAATACATTATAGAGATGTAAATACAAGTATGAAAACGAAAAGTTATATGAGATATCACCGTTACGACCAAAACAATGTCAAATACATTAAACGCTTTGAGCTTAATGAAACTGTGCCAACAGATGCTCCACTAGGTTTTACACAGTGGATTCGTGGTACCGGTCCACACAGTGAAACAGCATTGCATAACGTTGCAGAAGGCGTGCGTAGAGCATGTCTTGGCGTACCCAAACCGCCAGAGCAACGTGAGAAAATGCGCTTGGCAAAGCTTGGTGTACCAAAGAGTTTAGAGCATAGAGAGAATATGCGTAAGAGTTGGTACAAACGTAGAGAGCTAGAATTAGCCGAACGATATATAGTTGATGAAATACAACCCACGTCAACTACATCTTCAGCATAAGTTAACTCACACAAACGTACAAACTAGCGTGATACAAAAGTATAACGTTAAGTTTAATGAGTGGGAGTTTAGTTCATGGAAGTGCCAGCATTGTAATACAACGTTGAAGTTTGCTAGTAACGTAGTAAAACACTATAACACTTGCAGAGAACTAAATAGTATTAAGAAGAAGGAACTAAGTAATGCCGATACAAACAATAATGATTAAAGGTCAGAAGATGTATAGATGGGGCGACACTGGTAAGCCATATAAAAATCGTAGTGATGCTGAGAAGCAAGCGGCGGCGGCATATGCTAGTGGTTATAAAGAACCAATGAAAGATATGAAGGGTAAGTAATATGGCAACACAACGTATGACAATGAATGGCAGAACAATGTACCGTGATGGCACTAATGAAAAGCCTATGACTGAAAAGCCCGGCACAAAGAAAAAAGGCGCAGATGGTAAACAATGTTGGGATGGCTATCGTTATGGTGGCACAGTGAATGGCCGTGATATCTGCACCAAAATGAAAAAATAAATTATATGAATGAACAAATAGAATACACATACAAACTATACCGAGATGATGACGAACAGTTAGTCGTTACAGTAGACCCATTAGTAAAAGACATTGAAGTATCATTAGAGAAGATGATGAGTATGAATGTTGATGAACTAAGTGATGATAACAAACATATCTTTGAGATGAAGATACTTGGTCTACGAACGATACATCAATTCTTAGGTGCATTACAACAAGAGCAATACCTTAAAGATTATAAACAGGGCCTAACAACAGAACTTAAAGGCCAAATCAATGTTGATACAAATCAAATGATTGATAGTATTACTAAAGGAGCATTACATTGAGCACATTTCAAGGCATCATGGACAAGCCATTTTACGTTGGGCACATAAAGAACTTTGATAAAATGGTCACAGAACTCAGTCCATTTATGAATGAGATTGAGATCGACCAATGTATAAGCTTTATGCACACACTAACTGATACAAAGAACGATATCAATCCAAGTCCAGAAGATTGTAAGACGCAACTACAAATAATGTTTGGACGTGATAGATTTTTAGAATTAACACAACAATGGGGCAAGAAGAATCAAAAGTTCCTATCGGTGTTTGGTGCATTGAAGTATAAAGACAAGCGTGATGGTAAGTTTTATGATGGTCTAGACGAGACAGACAATGTAGAAGATTACGAAAAGGTTTATATATGAATGCAATAAATTTTGCGCCACTCTTTGAACTTATGCAAGAGCGTGATCGTATTCTTAATGAAGGTACGTTAGAAGAAGTTATTGAGTTAGCTAAAGAGTATCATATCAATAGCAATGAAGAACATACGACAACACCTTATAAGTTAATGGTCGATAGAATAAAACAGAGATTGACATTAGAGAAATTTGATTGGACAACAATATGAACTGGTTTAAAAGTGTTTGGTTAAGAATGCGTAAGAGCAATGGATTACCTGGCAATGAAGTATTAGTGCCTATGACGCCACAGCCCGTCGAAGCAAAGCCTAAACGTGTAAGGAAGAAAAAAGATGTTAACAATACGTGAACGATTAAACAATCCCGGCATAGTCAGAGTGTACTTGCAAATGATTAGAAACGATACAGTAGATATCGTTACTGATTTGCGTAAGACATTACACGACAATGCAAAGGATCATCCTAAGCTAGCAATACTTGAAGAAGCATTTGTTGCACGACTAGGCAAATGAATCGTAAAGTGTTTTTAGGCTATTGCTACTGCGATAGTCGTTTTCGCACCATCGAAAACATAATAAAGAATGGTACAATGGAAGAAGTGTTAGAGATACAAGAAGTTAATGAGTCGATGCCAAAGATGCATCGATATCGTGAAGTCTTTAGCTTATTGAAGGAGAGATTAAATGGGTTATAGAGCAACAGAAGCAATGGCCGCTAATGCGAAGCGTGGCTTAGAGATGCGCCAGAAAGTTAGTCCAAGCAATCGTGGCGGTACCGCAGTAGGATTAAATCGTGCAAGTCAGTTTGCAAATAGACGAGAAGTTAGTTTAGATACAGTTAAACGAACCTATAGCTTTTTAAGTCGAGCCGAAGTGTATTATAAGCCAGGAGAGAATACGCCTGGCACACAAGCGTATCTGTTATGGGGAGGCCCTCCAGGACTAACATGGGCTAGAAACATATTACGCAGTGAAGGATTATTAGATGACTGAAATAGTTAAAAAAGGTAGAGGTGGCGCACGTGTAGGTGGTGGTCGCAAGAAGGGCTCGACACAGAAGTTAAGTGCCCAAACTATATTAGCCGCTATAGAACAAGCTGACAAACCTTTTGCCGAAGGCTTTGCAGAAGATTATCATCAAGCTAGACTAGGTGATGACAAGCATTTATTACAGAAGTATCAGAGTATGATACTGAACAAAGTTGTTGCAGATAAGCAAGAGATTGATGTGACTACATTAGGTCAATCAATGAACAATAACTTTGTGTTTCCAACAAAAGAACTAAGTGATTGGAAAGAGATTCCAATCAGTTACAGTGTGAATGAATAATATAGAGATACCACTATATGGCGAGCAAGCAACAATATTAAATGACTGGCTCACTACTGACAAACATTGTGTGGATATTGTTCCAGTGGGTAGTGGTAAGACATTTCTTGCCAGTATCGCCCTACCACTATTTGCTAGTGATGCGAGATACCATAAAGGTAAAGACATAATCTACAGTGCGCCAACAGGTGCGATGATTAAGTCACTAATTTGGGAACCTCTAAAGCATAGTTGCATAAATCATTTTGGATTAACTGATGGTAAAGATATTAATAATAGTGAGCTTACAATTAAGTTTCCTAATGGCGTATTCATTCGCTGTAAAAGCGCAGAACAACGTGAGAACTTACGTGGTCTTAACGTAGGCGTGTGGGTCGCTGACGAAGCCGCACTCTATACGCAAGATACACTGCAAGAAATAACAAATCGATTGCGCCCTCGAGTAGGTCAAGCTGATACGCAAGGTAGATTGATTGTGATTAGTACACCTAACGGCACAGGTCCACTGCACGATCTGTTTACATTAGCACTAGAGAATGATGAGAAGTATGTTGTTCGTCATTACAACTACCTACAAATGCGTAGTGGTAATAAAAACTTTATTGATGAACAGAAACGTATCATCAGCCCATTAAAGTTCAATCAAGATTATATGTGTCAGTGGGAAAGTGTTAGTGATGCGTTCTTTTATACGTGGGACAGACACAAATACACACGTGAAGTCAAAGACTTTGGTGGTGATTTATATACATTCCACGATTTTAATAAAAGGGTTATGTGCGCTACTGTTGCTCAAGTTAAAAAGAGTGGGCATAAAGAAGGCACGATAGAGATATTAAAAAGTTATGCGATACCCGACTGTAGTACAGAAGGTATTGCTGATGCGATTAGACAAGATTTTCCTAAACGTAGAATCAATAGTATTATCGATATGAGTGGAACACAAGTGAATCGTGATACTACAAGTCCCTTTGGCGTAACAGATCGTATCATCTTAGAGAAGTATGGCTTTACTATTGTGAATACACGTAAGAGTAATCCATTGATTACAGATACAGATAATACTAGCAACGGTTTTATAAATCGTGGTGGATTAGTTGTGCAACCAGATGATAAGTTTTTATTAGAAGCATTACAAACATATCATTTCGAAGATGGTAGTCGCAAGAAGTTAGTCAAGTACAGTGAGAGTAGATACGCACACATTGACGGATTAGGTGATTGCATACGTTATGGCATACATCATCTGTTCCCGATACAACACGACAGCTTACCTATCAATGAGTTTGTAGGTATGGATCAACGCTTTGCGAGACAGAATAAACCTGGCTTAGAGCATATGCCTGAGAGTCCATTATATCCAGGTGGACCGAGCTGGGAAGAGATTATGAATGGTGATGTTGTGGAGGATTTTCAAGTATGGGCTTAAGAATGGGTAGAAGTAAAGGATGGACGAATGGAATTCCATTAATGGACAGACTGTTACGCAATCTTGTAGTAGACCAACACTCTAACTGTTGGGAATGGCAAGGTGGTAAAAACAACATTGGTTATGGTATGATACGTGATGGCAAACAAATGCGAACAACACATCGTGTAAGTTACGAAGAACATAGCAATACTGTAATACCTGCAGGCTTAGTAGTAATGCATAGCTGTGATAACAAGAGTTGTTGCAATCCTAGTCATTTAAGCTTAGGCACGATGAAAGATAATATGCATGATATGATTAGAAAGAATCGTCATAGGCCCTTTGGTGGTGTATTAGCGCAACGCGGAATGACTGGTAAGAAACAACCTCGCACAACCTGCAAACATTGTATGCAGTCAATGCCAAACAATAGCTATGCAAGATATCACGGAGATAAGTGTAAGCTTAAACCTTAAGCATAAATACATTATGCATAAATCAACAGAACTCGCTCTAAGCGATATAAAGAGACAAAACAATGTACAACAATCGTGATTTACTAAAACGCAATGTAGTATACGACAACATCTATTTGCAGATGTTATCGTATCAATACGCATATCTTGGCGGCATTACATTTAAACAAGCTGTTCGCAAGAAAAGACCTAGTGAAGATAGCACACTCTATCTTGACTTAGTAGCTAATACAGTAGCACAGCCTATCTGTCGTTACATTGTTGATACTATCAATGATGTATTGTTTGAGCCAGGCATCAAACGCAATTTACAGTTTTGTACACCACAAGGTAAACACATCGCTCCTGAGAATAATGAATGGATTGATTTGTTTCAGTTAGATGCCGACTTAACTAATCGTAGTATGAATGGCTTTATGGAAGGTGTAGGAGATTTAACAAGTATATTTGGGCATTGCTGGGTCGCAGTCGATATGCCCCAAGCAACAGAAGGGAATCTTGGCAGACCATATGTGTGTGCCATTAGCCCATTGGATGTATGGGACTGGGAGTTCGACTACTACGGTGGTCGACCACTGCTCAAATATGTTAAAATCAAAGAGATGGAAGAAACAGATTGTTACTACATCAAGTGCTATCATTTGGGCGATGCAACAACTCCATCACGTTGGGAAAGCTATGAAGTACAAAAAGGACCTGGTAAAGAAAATCAACCAGCTGAGAAAATAGGCGAAGGTACATATCCACCTGGTATGAGCGTACCTGTATTCATAGCATATGGTCGCAGAGACCCAAGAACCATGGAATGTGGCGTAAGTGATATTGATAGCGCAAGTGACGCACAAAAAGAATATTATAAATTAGAATGCGAAAAATATACAGCATTACAGTTTGCTCACACTATCATTCGTGCAGATAAAGGCATTAGTGTTCCAGTACACGCAGGTGCTATTGTTCGTGCTAATGAAGGACAGATTGAAGCTATTGCAATCGATACTGGTGACGTAGACGCAATCATTAGAACGCAAGATAATTTATTAGAACAGATAGAAGCACTGACTGGCCTAGGTGGATTACGCACAAGTAAGAACCAAATTGCGTCAGGCGTTGCTATCATTGAAGAACGCAAACAACTACACAGAACTGCTAAAGCTAAAGCCAGACTGATGGAAGTCACAGAAGAAATGATTTACACTTACGCCGCACGTTTTATGGATCAACGTTGGGCTGGTGAAGTACACTATAACACTGACTATGAAGCACACGATACTAACTATCGTATGGCATTAATTAAGTCTGCTAATGAGTTAGCTGGTGAGAATGAGATCGTTAAGTCATTGATTACAAAAGAAATCATTGCATTGCTGTCACCTGCTGAAGACATACCAGAATATGAACAAGTTTACATCAATACGATTCCATCTAGTGAACTAAAAACATTGATGCAAGAAAACAATGACCAAGTATTAAGCAGAGATTTAGAACCTAGTATGATACCAGAACACGAACAGTATGGTGAAGAAGATGGTAAAGAAGAAGCTGAATACGATAATGAAAACGGAGAATCAGACAATACATCTATACTAGGTGGTGCTGGAACTCCAGTAACAGACGTAGGATTAACCTACTATCCAAATCAAGTAGCACCTGCATTATTGCTAGGTGGTACAGCAGGTAGATAATACTGCCTATAAACTAATTGTAATAAATACAATACAAACTCGGTGATAACGTAAAATCAAGGAAAAAATTAAATGGATCAAAAATCTTTCGTTGGCAACGACAGCCAGACTAATGCAAACCAGTCAGCCCCAGGGCAAGAAGGTGGCGAAGAACAGGTAAACCCTGGTGCTATTCGTAAGAGTACTACACAAAGTTTATTGACTGCACTTAGCAATGCTAGTGGCACGAACTTTACCAGTGTAGAAGATGCTCTTGCTTATGTTGCTAGAACATCTGCTCAACAACTCGGTGGCAACGTACAGCCAGTGGAACAACCAAAAGTACAGCAAAGTTCAGGACGTGTAACAACTAACGACTTGCACGAACGTTTCAATGAACTATCACAAAATCTTGCTCGTAAAGAGCAAGCATTGCGTGAGAAGGAACTTGATAGCGATATTCAGCGAGCAATGGGTGACAAGTTTGATAGTGACTTACTTGATTATGCATTGAATAAAGTGAAGAACAATATTCAATGGAACGATGATGGCACATATGCTATTGTCAATCAAAAAGGTCAAGAACGATACGGTAGTGATGGTATGCCACTTACAATCCAGGGATTGGTAACAGAAGTAGCTCAGGGTAATCCTAAGTTATTAAGACAGAGCAATTCCAATTCTGGATCAGGTTTAAGACCTGGACAAGGTAGTTTTACTGGTGCGTTAGAAGAAAC